GTCCAACTGTTACTGTATCGCAAAATGATCCATTACCACTTAAGGTATTGGCAATGGCTTTGGAGATGCAATTTTAATGGGCGTTGATCCAGCAACAATGATGATGGCTAGTGCAGTAGTAAGTAGTGCTGGGGCAATACATTCTGCTCAAAATCAAAGAGCTGCTCTACAAAGAGAAAATGTTCGTTTAGAACAAGAAAGAAGATTGGCAGAATTACAAGCAATAGAACAAGAAAATATTCGTAAAGAAATGTTAAATCAAACATTAGCAGATAATTTAGCTTTTCAATCTGCTTCAGGTTATTATGATGATTCAAGAAGTTTTCTTAATATTAATAAACAAGCAACTATTAAAGCTGAAAAAGATTTTGCTAATATAAGATTAAATGCAAAAGTCGTAGATGTAAAATATAGAGATCAAATGTTTGAAAATAATATTAGTGCTAAATCAGCAGTTTTTGGTGGTTATATTTCAGCTATTTCTGGTTTAACAACTGGTTATGCTAATTATGATTTTTATAAAACACCTAAAAAGAAAAAATTAAAATTTGGAGTAGATTATGAAACAACTTATGGAGCTGATTATTAATGGCACAAGAACTTAAAATAGGCGAAAGACAAGTTTATACAACTCCATCTTCATTAGCTAATAGAATGGGAATTGTCAAAGGACAAACTGGTGATCCATTTGAAATTGCTGCAAATACTTTTGGTAAATCATTAGATTTATTAGCTGCACAACAAGCAAAAATTGCAGAAGAAAAATGGAAAGCAGATTTTTCAATTAATGGATATAAAACTATATCTAAAAATGCTTTTGATAATAAATTAGATTTAGCTGGTTTTGTTAATTCAACAGATGAATATATTAACACAGCAGTTAATTCTGCTCCTAAAAAATATCAAGGATGGGCAAAACAATATTTAGGAATGATGGCAGCACAAGAAGCTAAT